TTTCGGGTCATTCTATGTTGAACTAAGTTTCAACTCCGCGTTATGTTGAAGACACGAGAACGATACGAATACTACCAAACTCAGCCTGAACCTACTCTTATGCATCCTACGCCTGCTACGCAGGCGTATTATGATCAGATAGGTCATCCTGAATGGGGTACTCCTGACTATTGTCCTCCTAGATTTGTGAGTTTTACTCAAAATCTAAGAGAGCTCATTAGATCAGAAGAGCATGGTCACCACAAGTGGAACGAATGTGAGCATTATAAATGCTTTTTCGAACCTCTTGAAGGTAATAATGCGGTATTCGAATGGATCTGCCCTACTTTTGAGACTCCGTCTCGATGGTGGACAGGTCAAGGCCTTACCAAAGGCCTCGTATCAACTGTCTATGACTACATGAACCCGAGTTTATTGGGTCCAGTATTGTTACAACCGCGGGAAGATGGGGGTTTCGTCCCTCCACCTCCTGGTCTTAACTCTTTGTTGCAACGTAGCTTAAATGCTATGATGCCACAAGTTAAGGCTAATCTATCGTTAATAAACTCAATTATTGAGCTTAAAGACTTTAGATCGCTGCCGAAGACAATACGCGCAATACAGGGTCTTCCCCAAAAGATTATTGAAGGCGTCAAAACCTTCGATAAAAGCCTAAAGGCTTTTAATTCTCTTAGGAAGTCCAGTAAGCTTCGACGTTCTTTTGGAACGTCTGGCTCTACGTTGCGTGAAGTCATGCGGACGGGGGCTGACGGTTATCTGCAAGCGCAGTTTAACCTATCACCTCTCGTTTCCGACATCAGTGGTTTATTTGCCACTGTTCTCGATACAGAGAAGGTTATTCGTAACCTTATCAATCGACAGGGCATACCTCAGCGTAGGCATTTTACCTATCGCTGGCAGCCTTATAAGATAGAAAGCCCCTTAACGGAGCAGGTTTTCGCCTCAGATGACCTCACTTTCCACACTAGTGGAGGTGAAGTTCTCTATGTCGGACCTGCTTACGTAATGGAAACTACTAGCTATATAAAGCCGTCGTATGCTACATTTCATGCTGAGATGACGTATAATTATAATTATACGGCACTCCAAAGAGAGCATGCTCTCTTGTTTGGTATTCTCGATTCTCTTGGGGTTAACCTTAACCCTGCGATCATCTGGAACGCCATTCCTTGGACCTTTATAGTTGACTGGGTCTTTGGCATAAGCCAATGGCTCGACAACCGTAAAGTTCTCAACATGAGACCTGAAATCAACATAACAAACTTCTTGTGGTCGTGGAGCTACTATCGCGAAACTCGTCGGATTATATCCGGCGATAATTTCCGTAATGGTGGCTTTGGACCTCTGAAGTTACCGACAGTTCGAGAATCGATTTATCGTCGATCAGTACAACTGCCGGATAGAAGCTCATTAGTATTGAGCGGGCTCTCCTCACGCGAGGTAAGCCTTGGTGTAGCCCTAGCAATTACGCGAGGGAAACGCCGTTACCGCCGAGGATGATGAATCCTCAAAACCAACTAAACTTGTGACTTCAATTCAAGCTGCCCAGCTCCAAGCTGCAATCCTCGATTACGCGCAAATGCATTATTTCTGTCCTTTTATGAGGATAGATTTTCTGCATGTGATAGCAAAACTATCACCTCTTGCTCGTCTCGAAGTTGCAAAGGAATTGGGCATGCCCTTACCGAAGTCATTGGCTGAGTTGGACCAATAAGCATGTTATCAAACACACTTGTTACTAACGAGATCAAGAACGCAGCGGGCACAGAAGAGGAATTTGAACGCCTCTCTATGTCTGAGCGTACTTCCGAATTCGCCCGGGTGGGCGAAGTTCCCTCGTATCCGCATCGTCTCAAAATCGCCCATCAGGAGATCGGCAGTGGCGTAAACAAACGCCGCCGCTCGAACGTTACGTTCGATAAAACGGTCGCCGGACAGGTCGATACGACGCAGCCTATGAAATGTCGGTTTTCGCTTACGGCGGATATTCCCGTTGGGAATATGTCGTCGAATTCGTTACCGAATGACGTAGCTGCGAACTTATCGTCGTTTTTTGCGTCTTTAGGCGCATCGACTACGATATTGTATGACGGCACGGGCAATGGTACTTCGACGTTGGTTAAAGGAACGCTTTAAAGGCTAATAACCTTTTGGGTATAAAAACCTATGGCGCTCGTTTCCACGTCTCATACCGTTGCGCTGGTGGTCTTAAAACCAGCAACGGGTACAAAGAATCCTGTGTATCTACAGCCCACTAACGAAGACTTGAACAAATTCGATTTTGCTCACGCCCGAATTATTGCGCAGTATGATCCTGCAGGCCCTTTGTGGAATACATTGATTATTGATAGTACGTCGTACTATCCATAGTCAAATCCTTGATCATGGGAATCATGGAGTGTTTGCATGCTCTAGGAGTCAGACCTTATGGCTGACAAGAAGAGCCTAGATAACGTAGTTAACGTCATCGCTGCAATGCTCCGTGACGCACATGCGTCTCATGGAGTCGTGTTCAACACACGTGCCATGCGCCTGACCTATCGTAAGATAGTCAGTCGTTTAGGCAATGAAGGAATCGGTTTTCTTACGAAAACCCTAGCCCGTCTTGGTAAGCGCTTTGATCAAGCTCTTACCGGTCAAAAACCGTTCGTCTGTGATGATTTAGGGTGTAAACCTTATCTCAACACTAAACTTCCGAAATTATTCGGTGAGTTTTTCGAAACAATCTTTGACAAAGACGGTCATGTCCTTCATGATCCCGACGCGTTAAGCGTTAGAATCGTAAGGCAGCTCTTACTTCCTTTTGGAAAGTATAAGCTTCCTTACACTGATAGTCAAGAACATGAAGTTATCTCCGCGTTTAAAAAGGCGGAAGAAGACCTCACGAACGTCGGTAAAAATCTGCAAGAAATTGCTGATCTTTACCGTCATTATCACGTTGATACTAAAGAACGCAGGTATCATGGCCAACGGATCGATTTTTATCGAGACGCTGAAAATGATGCTTTCCGTCCTATAGACGACGTGGTGCGGGACAGCAGAAGAGCATTGACAAAACTCTTCTTGCGCTTCGACCCCAAGAACATTACTCCCCGTCACGGACCTGGTGCCGTTGCAACTAAGCAACGGAACTCAGGTAAGTTTCGATGGACTAATGTGTCATCGAGGATCACTGAACTTTATCCTTTTGATGAGTATTTTCTCTCATCGCAAGGTGCAGTTTGTGATACCTATAAGGAATTCTTCCGTATAGGTTCGGAAGACCTTTCTGCTCGAGTTTTACTCGTGCCGAAAGATTCTCGCGGGCCCCGACTTATCTCTTGTGAACCCGTTGATTTTCAATGGATTCAAGGAGGTTTAGGCGGTGCCATCGTTCATCATGTTGAGTCGCATTACCTTACCAAAGGTAAAGTGAACTTTACAGATCAAAATGTCAACAGGAATAAAGCTTTAGAAAGCTCAATAACTGGGGACTACGTGACCTTAGACCTTAAAGAGGCCTCTGATCGCGTTCACATTGATCTTGTTCGACTACTGTTTCCTGATACGGTATTACCGTATCTTGAAGCTTGTAGAACACTATCAACTGAGCTCCCGAACGGAGAGAAGTTAAAGCTCAATAAGTTTGCGCCAATGGGGTCAGCTTTATGCTTTCCCATATTGGCTCTTACTGTTTGGGCCCTTCTTCACGGGGCTGCTCCTAACGTAGATACTCGAAAGAGAATCTTCGTATATGGTGACGACGTTATTGTCCCACGAGCGTTTGCTCGCAGTGCGATAACTACCCTCGAGTCGTTTGGATTACTTGTTAATCGCGATAAGAGCTGTTGCCAAGGATTCTTTCGAGAATCCTGCGGCATGGATGCTTTTAAAGGCATCGATGTCACTCCAGTTCGTTTCAGAACTGTTTGGCATAAGTCACCCCGTCCTGACACCTATTGTGCTTACATTAGCTATGCTAATGCATTCTACGATAGGGGATGGCACCACACTTACAGAGAAATCTGTAATATGTTAGAATCCGTTTTCGGATTCATTCCAAGCGATCAGATGTCCTTAAAAAGGTATCCTTCGCTGCGGTGTTCATCGGCAACTGAGCTTAACTTTCGCTCACGTTGGAACCGACATCTGCAAAGATATCAGTACCTCGTTCACGATGTTAAGTCAAAATCCCATTTGGAAGAAAATGTGTGCGGTTGGCAAAAACTTCTGAGATATTTCTCGGAAGCTTGTCCTCCTCCATATATTCAATCCATGGGATCACAACAGGAAAGAGACTTTATATTTAATATAAAGCCTGCTTTCTCCGTCAGTCTGTATACGGACCGTCGTACTAGCTTGCTAGTAAAACGGTGGCGATGACAAAT